CAACGCTCGTACAACAAACCCCAGAGTTCGCAAGAATTTTTGAAGATAAACTTGCGGCAGAGGTAGATTAATGTCAATCAACGAATCAACAGACCCTAACGCACCCGCCACCCCACCGCCTGCTCAGGCTCCTATTATTGCGCCTAAGGTATCTGGTGGGTTAGCGCCAGATGTTAAATTGCCAGGTCGTAAAGTATTTTTAACAGCACCGCAACTTAGAGAACTCAACCCACAAGATATTCTTGGCGGAACTGTTTCAGATAGCGGCGATGCCGCCACACGTCAACGTCAAGGTTTTGATATTTTGTTTCAAGGGCAAAAACTTTTAAATAAATCGGGTGTTCTCGAACGCGGACTATACCAAGACGAGGAAGCCGAAAGCGAACTTGCACGCATGGGCAAAGCCGATAGGGATTTATTTCAAAACGCTTTAGCATCACGAGGGTTATACGGCAAAAACGGTAGACCTCTCGGCGGAACAGGTTTTGGTACTGAAGACATTTCTATAACAAAAGAATTTATGCGTTACGCAAATGATTCAGGTTTAACGATTGATGCAGCCTTAGACAAATTTCTTGCAGAAGTAAAACCATATGTAGCGCCTCGCAGAGTTATTCGCACCACAGCAAAACAAGACATCCGTTCCGTGCTACAAAAAACAACTCAAGAAATATTAGGGCGTAGCCTGTCATCTAACGAGATTGAAAAGTTTGTGAAAACTTATGAGCGTATGGAAATTACCGAAGCAATGGGTGGTGTTCGTGCACCAAGTCTTGCTGTTGCCGCCGAGGGACAGGTTCAGCAACAGTTTGGTCCAGAAGCCCAAGCGGTTGGTGCTTTAGGTTTGTTTGACATTCTTGATAAAAAAATTAAAGGACAGGCATAATGGCTGAACAAAAACCGATGCCCGAATGGATTAAAAACCTTATTGTCCCTGATAGCACAAAACAATATCTATATAACCGTTGGTTGAATGGTGAAATTTCTGAAAAAACCCCGCCACAAGATTGGGGTGCAATAACAGATGTTGTCGAATTCTTTAAGAATCCCCCAGCATGGTTGGCAAAAGATGAATTTGTTCCCGAAGAAATTGTTACAGAAAAACTTGACCTTGCACAAATAACAAAAGACCTCAAGGCTGCTCAAAACGCTTTAGATGAAGGCGTAACCAATCTTAAATACAAAAACGATGTTTATTCTTTGACAAGAGTTCGAGATGAACTTCTCCCCCAGTTAAAAGGATTAAAGAAGCAAGCAGAAAATCAAGAACGTCAACAAAAAACGGCGTTGCGTGTTGCTAAGTTTCAATTAGATAAAGCATCTGCTGATTTTGAAAGTGGCAAAATTGAAGAAAAAGAATTGCGTGACGCACAACAAGTTTTGAAAAAAGTGCAGGCTGGAGAATTGGCAACACTTGTTTTGCCTAAATCTGGTGAAGCGCAAACTGTAAGAGAAAACAAATCAACGGTAGAATTTATTGCAGATAAGCCAACGCCAACGGTAACACCAAAAGTTACTGGTACTCCTACAGCAATTTTGAGCCAACAAGGTAGGGTCGCCGCTGCCACCCCAATGGAAGACCGTGCCGAGCAAGCCCGTTTTGCTGGGATGAAACCAACAACTATTGCCGAAACAACAACAGAAGAAATTGAACCAGTTGTACCTACCACAGGAGTTGTATCTGCCACTCCAGTAGTTGACCCAGCCAAACGGAAAGCATTCGTCACGGCGCAACTTGGCGCTCGTGGTTTAGAAAACACCCCAGCGAACCGTGAAATATTACGTAAAGAATACGTAGCGTCCTTAACAAAAACTGTAACAACGGATGAAACCAAAGACGGTAAACCAACAAAGGTTAGCAACGCATGGGAAACAATAATTCGAGAACAATTCCCAGCAAAAGCATGGCTACTCGACTTAGACCGCACTAAATATCCTCAACTGTTTAAAGTCCTTAGCACAGCCATTGCCGAAGAATCATACAAAACACCAGAAGGCAGAGCACGTTTTGAAGCCCAATTAGAAGGCACAGAATTTTATAAAGAAATATCAACCTCAAAACAACTAAAAACTATTCAATCCCTAGTAGGCACATTAGGTTTTCAAGGCACTGATTTTTCTAAATTTGTTTCAGATTCCATTAACTTTGGATATGAAGGCGACATCCTCAAACAAAAAGTTTACGAACAAGTCTTTCAAAAAGATGACGCAAATAATTACATAAACCCAACAGCGTTGAAACGTGTAAAAGAATCTGCTGATTACATCAGAACACAAAACATTGCTAAATCATTCTTTGGTAATCCATCAGACGACGACATTGAACAAGTTCTGACAGGACAAATTTTACCAGCCGATTACGAACGTCAACAAAGAGTATTTGCTGGGCAACGTTATGGGCATTTGAAAGATTTGTTAGACCAGGGCATGACAATGAAAAGCATTGCCGCGAATTACAAAACAAGCGCAGCGCGACTTTTAGAACTTGACGAAAACGCTATTGATATGTCCACAGGCGCTTTTGAACAAGCGGTAAGTTTCGGTGAAGAAGGCAAGAAGCGTTTGATGACTAACAGCGAATGGGAAAAACTATTACGTTCTGACCCACAATACGGTTGGGAAAGAACTAATAATGCTAAGGATGAGGCACGTTCTTTGTCGGCTAATATCGCTCAAGCGTTTGGAAGGATTCTCTAATGTCAATGACCCCAGAAGACCTACAAGCCCTTTCCGAGGCACGTGGTCGCCCCCGTGATTATGCTGCTGAGGTTGCTGCGGCTTACGCATCGAAAACAGCGGCTTACGGCACAGGTAGCACAACTGACACAACTGGCACAATCGGCGGCGGACAATTTACAGCCGAGCAAGCCGCCGCTATCCGAGATGCCGCGGACCAAGCAGCAGGTTTATCTGGAGATGCTGCCACAGCACAATACATACGTGACCTCGCAGCAGGCAAATTAGGTGGCGCAACAGATACACAGGCTGCATTAAACAGACTTATCGCTGAAGGTCAAGCACGTAGCGCCGTAAACAACGGTGGCGGTGGCGGCGGTGGCGGTGGTGGCGGTGGTGGTGGCGGCAACAAAAATGTTGTTCCAGCAGACGACAACGAAACAGCAACAACCATCCTCAGAAACACCCTCAAGTTCTACGGACTAGACGAACCAGATTTAGTTAACGAAATCCGCACAGCCCTAGCCAGCCGACTAATCACAGGCTCATCAACAGTCGACGAAATCGGTATCCAACTACGAGAATCACCAGCGTTCAAACGACGATTCGCAGCGAACGAAGTACGACGAGCAGCGAACAAACCTGTTTACTCTGTCACTCAAACACTTCTCTTAGAATCGCAGTATCGCAAAAACTTGCGTGACTCAGGGATGCCAGCAGGGTTCTATGATGACCCAACATCGTTACAAAACTTTCTCATCAACGACATCTCCCCAGATGAAATCCTTGCCAGAGTAACCCAGGGCTATCAGGCTGTACGCAACGCTGACCCGACAGTTATCAACGAACTCAAAACGTTATACAACCTTGACGATGGGTCAATCGCAGCATTCTTCGTAGACCCCGCCAAAGCCCAAGACAATATCCTGCGAGCCGCCAGAGCCGCCGAAGTTGGTGCACAAGCCCGCAAACAAGCAGGCATCGGACTCACACGTGAAACCGCCGAAGAACTAGTACGCCAAGGCGTAACCGAAGCCGAAGCACAAGCAGGATTCACCACATACAAACAACAAGAAAGCCTCTACCGACCACTAATGGGCGAAGAAGAACTCACCCAAGAAGAAGCCATAGCAGGCACACTCGGCACAAGCGCACAAGCAGCCCAACGAATAGGCACACGCAAACGACGACGCAAAGGCACATTCGAAGCAGGCGGCAAAGTCAGCCTACAAACAATCGAATAACGAAATAGTTGACAACACCATAAACGGTCACTACTATTCAACTTGATACGTTAAGTAGGAACCTGCACAGGAATCCCCCAAACTGTGTGGAGCAATTCGGGGTGACAAATCAATAGCAGCCATCACATACCTCTGATGTGATGTGGGCAGAAACGGAGAGTGCCATATGTCAGAGTTTGACAACTACGACAGCGAAGACCAGATAGAAGAATCCGAAACCCGAAACCCAGTTAGGGCAAGGATGAAGCAACTGGAAAAGGAAACCGCAGATTTGCGAAAGCAAGTAGCGGAAGCCGAGTCAGCGAAACGAGAGTTAGCATTCGTTAAAGCAGGTTTAGACCCGCTTCAACCGATGACAAAATATTTCGTTAAAGCATACGATGGCGACCTAACCCCAGATGCGATTCGTCAGGCTGCTGTAGAGGCGCAATTGATTAGTCCACCCCAGAACCAACCATCTGCGGATGAGATGCAGGCATGGCAGCGTACCAACAAGGTCGCCGCTGGAAGCCAAACATCTCAACCACCAGTTGACTGGACACGCAGGTTGAACGAAGCAACTTCGCCACGAGAAGTAGAACAAATTTTGTCTGAGGCACGGGCAGCACAAGAAAACTAATATCCCCCTCAAAACAAAAGGAATAAATAATCATGGCAGGCGAAACCCAACTCTCGTCTCTCTCGGTAGACCAGGTAGCATTCGACCGTCTTGCGTACTTCGCATTGCGTTCAGAACTCCTCTTCGACCAAGCAGCAGACGTACAACCAGTACAACAGGCAATGCCTGGAACTGGCGTCACATTCACCATCTTCGCAGACATTTCGGCAGCGACATCAACGCTGAACGAAGTAACTGACGTAACACCAGTAGCGCTCTCAGACAGCCAGGTAACTGTAACTCTGAACGAATACGGTAACGCAGTTGTAACCACAGCGAAGTTGCGTGGAACAGCATTCACAGATGTTGATTCAGCAGCAGCAAACATCATCGGATACAACGCAGGCGATTCAATCGACCAAGTTATCCGTGAAGTTCTCGCAGCAGGAACCAACGTCGTTTACGCCACAGGTGGCACAACAACCCCAACCAGCCGAGAATCAATCTCAACAGATGACATTCTTCACGCTGACGATGTTCGCAGAGTTGTTGCACAACTCCGTGGAGCAAACGTAGCAACCTTCAACGGTTCTTACATGGGCTACATCCACCCAGACGTGTCGTACGACTTCCGTTCGAACACAGACGTATCAGCATGGCGCACACCAGCGAACTACGTAAACCCAGAAGGTATCTACAATGGCGAAATCGGCTTGTTTGAGTCGGTACGTTTCATTGAGACACCACGAGCCAAAGTGTTCACAAACGCTTCAAACGGAACCAGTTCAACTGGTACGATTGATGCCTACTGCACACACGTAATGGGTCGTCAGGCTCTTGCTAAGGCTTACGCAACACAAGACGGTAACGGCGCTGTACCAAAAATCG